AACAAGGCTCACCCAGGCCCGGAAACAAGCTTTTTAGACGTTTCTGAGTCCGGGTGTCACTTACCTATATCGAAGCTTAAAACAGGCTCAAAACCCGTTTAAATGCGTCCTAGATTGTTGTATTAAAGCAACAAAGAGCTTGCCTTGCACAGTGTGGCAAAAGACGAAAAAAAACCGGAAGGGTTTCCCACATCCGGTCTAAAAAGAAGTTTGACACTCAAGCAGGACTGGCATCCAATGACTCAAATATCAACCTTCTCATGGCAAGCTGCCCTTAAATGTGTGTTCTCACACTACACACATTTAATGTGAACCGGGTAACTCCGGTTCCATTAAGTTACTGACGACGCTTTTTCAATTCGTTATCACGATCCAACTGTTGAGCGCTTTCAACGATTTCACGTAACAGGGGAAGTTTGAGACCCATGTGATTCATGATGAAACGTTCGACGTTCACCAGGTCGTTTGTATCTTCATCATTGGCTTTCAAATCATCTTGTGCGGCACGTAAAACACTCAAGGCACATTCATTGTTAAACAGTTGAATAAATCCTTTGTGATTCCACTTAGGGTTTGTTGAATGCAATTCGTTGCTCGCGGCTTCCAACAAACACGCTTGAGCTTTCAAGAGTCCATGACACTGTGCGACATAACCTTGAAGGCTTTTGTGAACGGATTCCTTTTGCTTGGCCAGACTAGCTGCACCTTTGTCAGTTGACTTGACTAACACATTACTGGCAACGGTTGCGCGTCCAGCCGGGTCAATCCCGTGTTTGTGTAGCAAGCTACGCAATTTTTCAGTTTCAACCAATGCAGTATTCAAGTCTTTACGCAGCTTGAAACTTTTTGCCTTTTCATCCATAGGCTCTGTTTCAGCTGACAGTTGTTTGATTTTGCTGGCTGACTTAATGCAAGCCTTGTAATCAATCAACGTAGCATCATTTTCAAGCGCCAGTACCTTTGCTGCAAATTCGTTGTACTGCGCGTCCAGAGTTATCAGCTTTGACAACGGAATCACCTTTAACAGAACATTCCCCACTTCGACAACAATGCAATCTTCCGATGCCCAAGTCCCACCTTCTGCCGGATGCACCTTGTATTTTTGAAGCATTACTGCATCTACAGCAAGCACCATCTTTGCACCTTGTCGATAGGTAAGCACCGGAATATCCCACTTCGATTCAATGTCAGTTTGATAAAAACTGTCTTTGACTAAGTTCCACAGTTTGCGACTGCGGCCTTCAGTTTCAGCAACCAACTGACGCAAAAGCAATTCAATACCCACTCGATGCATGTGAGTAGTTTGTAAGGGTTCTGGTATCAGCTTGCAAGCTGCGAGTGTTGCTTTTTTCGTAAGCCCAAGTGCAGCACCTATTTCAAGAGGGTCAAGTACCCAGGCCCCCGTGTTTGAGCGATACCAGTTGATAACTGATCCTGATTTGTTTGTTTCTTTGTACTTTGTTTGGGTGTAAGAGATTTTCATGATGGCCAGTCCTTAAGTCGAAAGTTGTTTGTTGTTACTTATAGGGATGCAGTGTAACCAGCAGCACGAACTTTGAGTCGTCCAGGCTTTGCAGCTTTCTTAAATTCAGGCTTGCTTGCAGTGAAGTGAATGATGGCTGCTGTTACAACGTCTTGCAAAGCTGAATCAATTTCACTTAGGATAGGTTTCTTCCAACCGTGTTCAGGTTTCACAAGGTCGAAGGCTTGGCTAAGTTCCTGTTGAGTGTAAGGATGAATTTTTGTGTCGCGTTTAGGTAAGTTGCCTGCTTCACGAAGAGCCACCGTGACAGTGATGCTAGGTTTCGTTCCTTTGTTCATGGCAACGTCAGCAATCAATGTGCCTTTGTCTGTAACCACTTCTTTGTGCAGGTGAAGCACATCACCTTTGATGTTTGGCTTGAAGTCATACACATCAGTCAACCGACTGCGCATTTTATGCGCGCGACGCATGTCCAGGGCGTTGAAGTCTGTTGTGCGTTTGAATCCAAGTGTTCGATACACACCAAACTCAGTAAAGGGTTGACCGATGTTCGACCCAAGGTGAGGTGTTTTGATTCCGAAGCTTTTGTTAACTGCATCATTAAGCAGGTTGGCTCCGAATTGAACTTGCGGGTACATTGCGTGATAGCGTTCCATGATGTTGCTCCTATTAACGATTAGTGTTAGTACGACCGCAATCCTTGAGATTTGCCAGGTTAGCTTTCGCTAAGGCTGATCCGTATCCGTTAGGACCAAACCCAGCAGGGGTACGAGGCTTTACGTTAGATGCCTTCCACTCAGCATAATTGAACGGTTCCTTACGGTCTATCGCTTTCGGTTGTTTCGTTTCCATTTCCAGTCCTTAGAGTTGATAAAGTGCCTAAGCTTTCAGGTAGCCTTCTTAGAGCATTTTCCCCTTACGCCTTTCGGCAATTACATTTTACCTCCAAAAAAGCCGGGAAACTGCCCGATTGAAAATATATTTTCAGTGTTGCTAAAACGCTACAAAAAGGCTAAAAAGCCCTTGTTTTTAGTGGTTTTAAGGATATTTCAGGTAAGTCTAGGGCGCGTCCGGAACGGGCATCCAATGAGTGGGTTCAAAGAAGCAAGCAGGTTCCTGTATTAGACTTGAATACGATATCCAACCCTCACCTTCCCACCAGGTAACACGTTGCACAAACAAGCCAAATGTTTCTTTTGCTATGCGTTTGCCATCCGCATCAATGTTGCGGCATGCGAGAATGTGTGTGGCATCCTTAGGAGCAGTATCAATCGGCTGCCATACAGGTTGTGACTGCGCCCATTTAACACCGTGTCTGAAAACATCTGACAGTTGACTAGGTGTACCTACATCCAGGCCATGGGCACGTAGCCCCGCTTCTTCAATGGAGGTAAGTGGAATTTTATGCATACTCATTATGTGTTGTCCTTTGCTAAACGTTTTGCTAACCAAATTTCAAAATCTGCCGGATGAATCAAGGCTCGACCATGATGTTGCAAGTGTGGCAATTCATCAGGTTTTGTTTTCAAGATCAGTTGGAAGCTACGCTCTTTCAGCTTGGAGTAACGACGAGCCAAGTCTTTGACCGTCAGGTACACAACTGTTTCATCGTACACGCGAGCCACTTGCTTGTGTATGTATGTGGGTGCTACAAAATTATTCATTATGTTGACTACTTTAAATTTCATTTACTAGAACATGGTACTTGTATACCAAGTTTTTCAAGTAAGTGTTCAAACTCTTTTCGACGCTTTACCAATTCGGTTAAATTAGACATCCCATATAAAGTAAGCAAGTCATTCTTCAACCGCATACGTTGGATGCGTAATATACTTGCCTTGCGCCCCTTTTCAACACTTTGATTAATCCACTTTAGCCACTTATCCTCACCGTAAATGGCTTTCAGCATTGTATCTATAGTGTAGTTACGATGCATAAGGGAAAAAGTTAATCTGGTAGTTACATCTTGGTAAACACTACGCAACCGTTGATTTCTAATAGGTATGGAGTCACGGTCTTTCAAGTTGACTTGCATTGAATGCCATAAATTTGAATTCAATACATTTTCTTTGGCGAGATCATTTAGTTCTGCCCAAGCTTCTCGGCTTGCACTGGCGATTGCAATATGCATACTCAAGGCTGGGGAAAAATGTACTCTGTATGTACCATCATCATTATAACCACCATTTCCGATAAGCCCTGCATTGTAATAAGGGTCCATCATTTTTTCAACTTCTAGAACACGTACATCTTTAATTTGGATGAAATCTAAATTTTTGTATTTTTTCAAAATGTCTTTGCTTACTGCTTTCTTTGTTGAAGCCAACACGCGATCATCCAAGTCATCATCAAGTACTCCCATTACCTTTACTGTTGTTGAAGCCAGCTTGTGCATACTGTTTTTCACAGCCTCATCATGTCGGTGATTGCGTAAGACTTTGGGACCAAACACAACTTTCGCAACTTCATCAATATCAATATTGGCAACGGCTCTTGGCACATGAGGGTGCAAAATCAAATCCAGTTCACGTTGAACGGCAAGCTCAGGGTCTTTAGAGGCTTTGGCTCTCACTGCCTTGCCCAATACTTTTATTGCCTCATCCAAGGAACAGATGCCATCTGAATCTGAAACCTTCAGCAGCTTCCCGTTCACACTAACACCTTGGTTAAAAACAATTTTTCTAAAAGCGCCGCTCATGGTTGTTGTAACTTCACTACCGGGTCGTCTAGCAACTTCAATAAGGGCCAACAAAACACTCAAATCAAATTGATCAAGTACTGTTGCACTACTCACTGTGTTGATCAAGGTTTGTCCAGGCTGACCCTTCACAGGTTCTTTGCGATGTAATCGAGACTGGCTGATCCAAGTGCCTGATGACGACCGTCCATTAAAAGTTTCCTTGTTGGATTCTTCCCGATCACGTGCTTGATAATCATCACGTGGGGCAAACAATCCATGACCTAGCAATAATGTAAGTGGCATAGGTACAGAGTGAATCATGACAGTGTTCCTGCATTTTTACGTTTGGTTAAAAATTCCTGCAAGGCTTTGCTGACAACATCAGTCATTGTTATGTGTTGTTTTCTTTTCCAAGTTAGTTCGATAGATGCCAAACGAACAGAGTCAAACAAAGCAGCATCAATCCTAAACCCGCACATTTTTTTCTGTGCCATAAAAATTCTCCTGAGTCTGAGTTAAACAATTACTTTACAAGGTTTAGTATGACTTGCTAAACAGTAAGCGGTGTCATATAAAATACCAAAGAATGCTCAAAACCTGGTATTGTGGATTTTTAATCCTGACGTATATGGTGTATAACGAGTCATACATTATTGGCCTAAAAATAAGTGTTTGAAAACCAAGGATACCAGGTTTTGAGCAAAAGTCTCAAATATGTTATCCAGTAACGCTTTTGTATGTTATCCAGTAACGTTTTATGTTATCCAGTAACGTTTTTATGTTATCCAGTAACGTTTTTATGTTATCCAGTAACAAAAACATGTTATCCTGTAACGCACTTTCAAAATGATAGCAGGCATCGGCGATGGGTTTAGACGAATCCTGGTCGGGCGGGAAGTGTAAGGAAACCAAAATCTCCCGATCGGGAAAACCGGCCAATAGACAGTATGATAGTAAGACAGTTAAAGACAGTGTGAAATTTTTAAGGCAAAGTTGAAAAGTGAGAAATTTGAAAAATCCAGAATCCCTTTCTGGAGCATTTCGCGCTGGCGCGCTCATGCTCGGTTGCTTCGCAAAATTTTACGCTTCGCTTTTTTCAAACTCCCTAAACTCTGCGAGTTTAGAAATTTTTTATTGTAGAAAGTTTCCATTTTGAAAAAGTTAAAATTTTAATTTTTCCGATTTTCGTCAAACCACGTCCGGAAAGCCTCCGATTTTTTAGGGTGCCAGAAGCCTCATGTGAAAAAATGACCTCTCAAAACCCACTCCCGTTGCCTCAAAACTCCTCGCCGATGCCCTAGATTTGCCCCAGAAATTCCAGATTTTGAAATCCTGTACATTCTACGGTGTTTGGATTTTTTACAATTCCTTACCAGGTTTTGAGCAAAAGTCTGGTTTTCAAAAACACCCAATTTTTAGGCCAAATTTGCTATAATATATGGCTAAAATTTCTCCAAAATTTGGAAATATTTTACCCAAATTTTAAGCCAAATTTTTGGTAATTTCAAATTTCTAGAAAGTGTTAAATTTGCTAAATTTGCTAAATCTGAAAAGTGAAAGAATCTGGAATCTAGAAAATTGCAATTTTCTTAAAATTAAGAAATTAAGAAATTAAGAATTTAACTCGTCGGCCACAAATTCACAGAGTTGCTGAATTTCGCTGGCATTCACAAAATCCTCTTTGTGCAATAGTTTAAAATTTGCATTGACAAAGAAAGTGTTGAAAACATCAGTCCAAACAATCTTGGGATTTTGTTTCAGCTTTCGGATACGCTCTTGCCTAGCGCTATCGTCATCCCGACTTGATATACGCCCAGACTTTGGGCTTGTTACTAAACCCGGTCGCTCAAGATTTGCAGTCACCGCAGCTTCCCCAGCATCACGTTGGGCCAAGCGAATTTCGTCTAATAATGACATGACTCATTTCCTTTTCAATTGATTTTATTTACCGCCGTTGCGATGGAACTTTTCCCCAGCTGCCATCAGCTTTAGCATTCCGTAAGGTCCATCTAGTGCAGCACTAACAATGAAATCTGAACTTGATCCTTCCTTTATTTGGATGTTGTAGTTGATATGGAAATCTTTAGGTTTCAAATAATTGGAACTTACACTTTCTTCCAAAGCAAACAATGAATATACTTCTGGGTAGTAACGTGGCATGATCATGTCAGGTACGCCAGATGCAACAGAATGATCAATGGCATATTTGATGTATGACCAGGTGCTGTTTACCTTTGCGGGTAATGGTGTGACATTCAACAACAATTGACAAGAGCGTTTGCGTAGAGGCTTATTGAATCCCGTGACTTGTGCCATACTTGTGGTCAACTCCACAAGTTCTGTAGTCTTGACGCCAGAAGTTTTGATTGATTCGTTGTAATTGTTGTCCAAAATTCCCATCACAATGTTTGTGATCTTGGCGTCATTGCAAGGCAGCGGATCGCTGGCCAAGGTTGATCCAGCAACACTGATTAACAGCGTGGTCATACATACTTTTAGGAGTTTCATACTATATCTTTCGAGGTTGGTTAATTAAAAGACCGTTGATTTACTAGCTTGTATATTTTGCCAAATAATACCCAAGTAAAAACAATATCATTATAGAAATTACTACACGGCCAATCAAGGCACGACTTGGTAATTTATGCCATTTTTGCTCTCCATTTTTCATCATTTAGTAATGACCCATGTGCCATCAACAGTTTGATCTATATTAAACATAGGAAGTTCCAACGACAGTTTATGCTGTTGGATCAACTTATGATATGCGATAGCCACTTGCAGATTCCACTGAGCATCGTCAAAGGCTTCATGCATAACAGTTGTCTTTTGACTCAATGTTGGAATGCTTCTGTTTATAGAACGTACATCACGCTCTTTTATATATTTCCATAAATCCAATTCATAACCACTTTGCTTTTTCAAAGAAGCCAGCAAGCTACAATCAAAACTCAGACCGTTGATCCAAATCTCGTCAGCCGATTTACAGGCTTCGCGTATCAGTGATAAACCCTTAACGGCCATTACTTCGGATGCCAGTTGCTGGTCATTAAGTTTCAAGTGAAACTCTTCAAACTTTTCAATATCCGATTCTCCAGACTTCATCCTGTTGATATGAAAGTTGATCGTGTCAGCACTGGCTGTGCGGCCAAATCGCATTTGCTCCAACATGTTGAACCTGAAAGTCACAACGTTGGGGTTAGTAATTTCGGGGATACATTTCTTGCCTATGAATTCAACATCCACACTCACAACCGCAACATCATAAATGATTGAGTTGTTAATATCAGTGTCTAGGGTTTCCAAATCAAGTGCTGTAAGTCTCATGGTGATTCCTTCGTATTAAGTTGTTTGAGTAAATTGTGTACCGCAGCCAAGGCTCTCTTTTGATCGTGTGTGCCATTTTTAAGACCCTCCTCAAGTTTTTACTCACCATTGGTCTTCTGTGAACTTATTCAGTGTTTTTTCTCTAGGTAATGGTGCTACTTACCTGCAATCGTGTCTATATGCCCAATAGGCTCTCCTTCCTTAAGGATGGCTATCTCCTCCTCTAATTCTTTCCACCTTCGTCGCCACATCAACGCCAACTCAAGTGTTTTCTTTCCATACTCTCTGGAAATGTTTAGACTCTTTCGTAACTCATAAAACTGAATTGCCAATTGCTGTTGTGCGTTATCCCAAGCTGCGCTCATGCGGAAATAAGTAAGAGTTTCAGTGTTTTTGAATTCACTGCCAAAAACGCTATCTACCCAGTGTTCAAATTTGGGCAATGTGCCGGAATCGTGAGTATTACCATTAATACGTTTATAATCCCTTGTAGGGCAGTCACCACATGAAACACCCGGCTCACCTAGTTTGTTTAGATCACACCAACACAAGTCTTTCGTCTGAGCTTTATATAAAATTTCTTGCACAAACGCCTTTAACCCTTCCGGTGAAAAGCCGTGAGTTGAAATACCGTGATTGTCAACTAAACCAAAACCGAAGTCTTCATGCTTCACAGCCATCAATTCAACTTCCGGATCAGATAGTTCAACACTAGATGTTTGAGCCTCGGTAACATCATCAGTTTTTATTGCCAAAACTTCTCTAATCACAGAAGCTGACATAATTGCCATCTTCATATTTTTAAACAATATAGAGTGTGCTTCATGCTGGGACTTTTTACTTTTAGTTGATTCCAGTAATGTTATTGCATTTATATATGTCTCCAGCACTTGTAGTGCCAAAGTCAAAGCTTGATCTTTCATGATTGAACATCCTTATTAATCATTCGTTCTAATTTGCGTCTGTTGATGATTTTGACACTACCATACCGTCCAGGCTTTTTATATAGATACCCTGCCTTTATGTTCGTGATGACTTTAGTACCTACCACTTCAACAGTAGCATATTTATCACCATCGTAGGCTAGAATATGCAAATGCCTTATAGGAGCTTTGAGCCCACTCACATCACCTAATTCAATTATTGGGTAGTCTGTCCATGCCAGTACATTCTTACAACGTTTCATAAGCTTACCCCTTTAAGATTTGTTAAATCGCTTCCTGTGAAGCTTGGCTTCTATTGCACGGGCACCTGCTAGGAAGGCTGCCCAATGATGACGCGCTCCAATTGCTTCTAAGGCAAAGTCATGGTTGTTTTCAGCAAGCTCCAAAATACCTATGTCATTTGGGTACAACTTACCAAACTCCGTCTTGATTTGATCCTCGGTCAGAGTCTGCTGCAATGGCTGGGCCCCCGCTGCGATGTAGAGTTGAGTGCCTGGCATTACACAATAGCCAACGGCGTCATGAAACATCATGTCGTCGTCAACATTCCCGCAAGGCTGCTGAGATTTCAGATGCTCAAGCTCGGCATCAGCTTTGGCACAAACTTCGCGGTACATTGACTCCCACTCATTGCTGGCGATTGTGACGCGGGTAAGCTCTATCTTGAGTTCGTCACACTCTTTGACCAGAAGTACAAGTGCTTCTGGATCAACTTTCCCTATGGAGTAAATAGTCATTCAATTACTCCCTGTATTGCGGTGATAGCTAGGCTACGCAAATGTGATTTCTTCACATCCTTGAATACCAAGTCGCTGCTGTTCTCCAAAGCCTCCAGCGCAATCAACAACACCTTGCGCATGGTTGCGATATGTCCGACTTGGACAGCAAGTGATGCAGCTATTGCAAGTGGTGCATTTCCATGATCAGGCCACGTTCCAACGTCGCAACCTATAATCTCGGCACATGCTCTCCGTAGTTCATCGCCACTAGCGTTTAGACTTTCAATCTCAGCCTCACGCTTTTGCAACAGTTCATCTACCTCCGATGGTAGGTAGTAAAGTTGTCGGTTTTTTGCAGCATCACTAGTATTATACAAAGGACCATCTTGAAGTTCTTTCTCTAAAGTACAATGTTGAACGCCATCAATTGTGTATATATGTCCGACGGGTTCGACTTCTTGCCTAAAGTGTTTTTGTAAGATGTGTCCAAAACAAGTATCATGGGATCCACCGTTTGCTGCTGTTGATACCCCAGTCTTTAAGTAGACATCACGCTGCTCCATTGCACGTTCACATTCTTGAATCAAATCATGTTCCAAAGCCCGAAATTCAACTTTCCAAGTCTCTGGCTCATGTGTTTCACTTGATTGTGGTACCTGTAGAGTGTTTTCATCCTGGACATCACGCTCTTCAACAAGAGACTCCAAAATGTCAGCCGCCTCATTAATGTCATACTTGTCCAACAAGCACACACGTAATCGTTTAGATAAGGCTTTGACTTGGGCACTTTCAATCTTTTTCTTTTTGATACCGTCTAGCCCTATCAACGCATCCTCAACGTACTTTGACTGTGTGTCTGCGCGTTCAACTGGTAGCAAGATCAAAGCTCTTTGAATTGCCTCTCGCGCATTATGGATTTCATCTGGCCCAGCACTACTACGTAGAGCTTCCAGTGCTTGTTCAAACACTTTTCTCAGGTTTGCCTTTTCTGCAATCCTAAGTTGCACTTGGTTGCTGTGTGCCAGTTCGCGCAATATGGTTTTAGCGTACTCTATATGATCTTGAGCCAATTGTATGTGCCTGTTCATTGTGCCAATTTCGTCGTGTAACAATTCAGTTTCTGTATACAGAACACCGCCGTGCTCTGGCAATCCACCGCGATACACTTCCCTTGATTTGTAGACGCCACTGTCAATTCTAACCTTGTAATGCAAAGCTCTCAGTTGAGATTGCTGGGCTTCAATCAAACTCAGGTTGAATCGTAATTCATCTTTCATAATCTCGCTCCTTTGTTATCCTTCAACGTCATGATGTGGCCAGCTTGCCCCCGCAACAAAGCGGCCTTGGCTCTGAGTTCGGTAAGTTGGCACATGTCAAATGTGGATCTATTTTTGAGCTTGTTGATACGTTCAATACCCTCTTCAAAGTCCATTGCAGTGGCAGTCACGTAAGTTGCCGCAGCCTCTAAACCACGTTGAAAATCAGTTTTCATGTTTGCTCTTTCAGTGTCCAGTGCGTGTGTGACATTACATACTCCTGTTAGTTAAAAATTGCGGCATCTTGATTATAACAGATTCTATATGGGTGTTAACCTTGAAAAAGTACTGTATAAAATTCAAGATTTGCCGTGTACTTCGTCCCACACTTTGCGGATAGTTCCCTCGTTGACTCCCCATATTGCAGGTTGTTTGCCTTCATGTTGATCGGCTTGGTACCGTTGAACAATTGCTACCCAAGTTGTTATGCTTCTGCAATATTTTATTTCCTCATCCCTGCCGGAGTGTGTTTGTTTTACCCAAGCGTCCATGTATGTTAACTCTTGTGTACGAGTTTTACCCAACGTCAATTCAACAAGTTGCTTTTCAAAATCAGTCTGCGACCAGGCTTTTGGGATGATGTACCAAAAAGGTTTGTTGGAAAAGGTTGTCAACTCCGAAGTCTTGTTCAATACCAAATCATTTTTTGAGGCTAGTTCCCGAAAAAGTTTGAATGTTGTAGGTAATGCACCAAATTCAAATTCAGCCGAACCCATATAATCAAAACTCAAAATCAAGTCAACACCTTTGCGTGTGGTTAGCACGGACTTTTCTCGTTCCGAGCAACGTTGTATGCAATAAAAAGAGTTGGTGAATTTTTTAGTGTTCATAGTTTGCTTTCAAAGGTTTCGATGGGCCGAGTTATCATTGCTCACATCCGAATAAAAAGTTGAGACCATCACGTAGTAGACGTAGATCACTCAACTTGTACTGATCCAACATCTTCCACATATGCACAGGGATGGCTTCAAGCGGAGTCTTGACGGGCTTTGGTGCCTCTGGCATCTGGACGCTAGTTGCGACTAGTGTTGAGAATGTGCTTGCATTAGGCTTCTTTGGCAGAGGTAGCAGAACAAACGACTTACCCTGTGTAGCGTACCTTAATACTTCTTGGTTCCTGTGGTTGTAGTCAATCGTTGAGACAGTCACCATTTTGCGCTTGACCATGATCCCTAGAATACTAGACGCCGTAGCAGTGGGAATTCCCAGTGTTACGGACACTTCCTTGCTGGTCTTACCTGGATGGTCGTGCAACCATAACCAGATACGCTTGTTTAAAGGGGGTAGCTTAACCCCTGCGCTTTGTAGGGCTTGGCTAAGTGCAGTCATTTCAATTCCTTTCTAAGGTTAATTATCGTTCCATGCTTTGAAACCCAGAGTAGGTTTCATTTGAGTATTCCAAATGTGTTTTTGCAATGAGTACATGTCACCCAATAACAATCTATCCTCTGCTGGGGAGTCTGAAACAAAGGGCACGTTTTTGTTTGCTTGGGCAACAACATCACCCAAATAAGCAGTTTCAAACACATTTTCTGAAACGATGCCTACACCACCGTAAGATACAAGCTTCCAGTTGCAAGGTTGTATGAGATTGCCGTCAAGACCCCTTGTAATGGCATGTACGGGCCCATAACACCCGTTGTGAGTTTGGCTTTCGGCCATTACTTCAACTAGGCCGAGCCTGTCACAGGCAATTGCAAACCAATCGTCGTTGCCTACCCCACCTCCTGTACACGCCCAACTACCGTAAGGAGTTGCAATGGCAGAAGGCCCTCCGTAGTATTGAATCAACGCAAGACCATCCAACGTTGCCCCGTAAAACGGATTCGGACTCTCATTGAGCCGGGGAATTTCAGTAGAGATAGAAACAAGCCATTCACGAATATACATGGCTTGCCTCATCAAGTCAACATCTTCAACAATTGATTTGAACCCACGGTATGAGGTGGGTTGTATCAACTTGTCATAGTTAGTCATACTTTTTCCTTTAAACGTTTTGGTTTCTTGAGTTTTTGAGCCTCAATGAGAGCTTCATTGTGGGCATCTTCGTGTTTTTCCCACACTTGTAATGCGTTATCAACATCGTGATTTTTGTGTGGCCACATGCATAGCAACGACTTCCGTAATGTTGCTAGTTTGTTGCTGTTTATGTGTTTGGCCAATTGAATAGCAACCCGCAATATTTCAGTTTGTGTTGGACTCAAATCTTTTGAAGATATGACTTTCATGGAATCCCTCCTTTGGACATACTACGGAATATAAGCAAAACTAGTAACACCCACCACCAGTTATTGTCTGTTATGTAAACAGCAGAACAGGAAGCAGCAACTATTGCAAATTCTACACCTGGTATTTTACTATGCATAATTAGCCCTTTACAATGGTTGTTGCAACAATTTCAATTGCCAACATAATACGTGCTGTGTCTTTTAGGCTACGGCTACCGACCCCACCCTCAAAGTACAAGGCTGTCAAAGCCTTGACCTTGTTCAAAACCGTCAACGATTTGTTTTCAGTTATGTGGTAGATACTTTGAGCAACACTGGGCATAACAACAACGCAACCACCGCAGTTGATGTATTTATGGTTTGTGTTGGCGACTCGTTGTAAACCAGCAAAATTTGAATTAGTCATAATCTTGAGTGTTGAATTCTGGTGTAGCACCGTCCTCATCTTTTGTGTATCGGAGTCCTGTAATAAGGTCTAAGTCACCAACTTGAAGAGGATTTTCCAACACCTTTGCGGCTTGCATTGTTACAAACGAGCATAATTCTTCCGTTGTAACAAGTCCAGCTAGGTACTGATTTGACGCACTGAGAATGCTGATTCCAGCACTAGTTTGCGTGAGTTCACGCTTCAGTTTTTCCAACGCGGTCAGCATTTGACTGATATACAGCAACGCAGCATCCATGTTCTGTGGAGTTGATATGTCAATCTTCTGTGGATCAAGTGTCAAGTTCACGGTTTAGCCTTTCTAAGGAGTTGATTACTAGTTAAAAATTTCGGAACTTTGATTGTAACATGGAATGTTAATAGGTCAAACTAAAACAAAACTGGGTACAGTGTTAAGGCAACTCACCGCAGTTAATGTGTTATTAATCACGATTACTGGAGAAATTGTTTATAGAGTTGAACACTTTAGCGCATATAGAGCTTCTATGGCACTATCTACACTTATGGTGATGTTTAATATCATTAAACCTTGTTGGTAAGCTCCGCATCAATGTCGCATGTTGGCAATACTACAGATCACGAGAATATTCCCTTTCCATATCCTTTTCATATTCCTTGATTGCAGGTGCCAACGGACATAAGAACCGATTGAGATTAGCCTTGAGGAATTTACGTAGACGCCGCTTGTTGACCACCGAAATGCGCATCAATCCATCCGCGAGAATGGACTTGAACCAGGTATTGGATATAACAGCACAGGTTAATAGCTCCCAATCTAAGTACATAGAAGGTTTAGCCAACTTTGTAACTTCCCAAAAGAGTACACTTCGGACTGATATAGTGTTATAGTACCCTTTGCGAGGTACAAAACATCCATACGGTTGACTGATGCTGGAAAATTTCACGTCGTCGTTATTATAATTTTCTTTAGAAAATCCGTACCAACCTTGATTTATTAACACCTGACCCGTGCCTCTCAGAATGATTCTCTTGACATGATCAAGATTATAAGCCTCCTCAAGACCATGCTCCTGCATTACACCTGTTTTCAACACGTAGCTGCGGATGCCATTGCGAACAATGCCCGTTACAGTGTAGTGGGTACAAGGCTTACCTTGATCCCTAAGCCATAGGTTATCATTAAGCTCAAACACTGTTCCGTTAGGAAAGTGTTCAGGTTGCCATTTAGTAGTTTGTTGAGTATTCATAATATTTGAAGTTGGTTAAAGGGCAAGCGACACCGCATCCTTGATACTAATACCATTACGACGAACTAACATCATAACAGCAAACAGATCATAGATACGCAGTTTCATAAGTGCTGGAACATGTTCTTCTGAACCAACCATCACGATTAGAACCTTCTTGGCCAAAGAACTACCTATGATCATATCTGCACCTAACTTGACCAGAAGTGGGACACCCTGAGTCACCTGCCTAACAATATCAATTACAGTGTCTGGGTAAGTATTCTCTTTACTGAGCATTGAACACTCAAGGCTCGTAACAGCAGCTTCGACCACTAAGGCCATTTCCTCAACAGAGCCTTGATAAGTTGTTGTATCTAGGCACCCCATAACACGGGTTACACAATCTACACGGGTTAGGTCAACTGATGTGATTCTCCCACCATAGGCAATCTCAAACATGATAAAATTTTCCAGAACCTTATCAGCACTGTAACTGTGAATAACAGGATCGAAAGGTGGCTCATTTCCGCGAATGCGATTATTTGTGACTTGTATCAAGTTAACTCCTTTGAAGTGATAGGAAAGTGTTTTACCCAGAATCTCGTTATATCTATAGCTGATCCGAACTGATTTGGGTACTCTTTTCGGTATTGATCCTTGATATCAGTACCGAAATTATTCCACCATTTCATAGCTGCTACCATTTGTTTGATGCTGGGTAACTCAGTTGCTGTACCTAGAACGTCTGACATAGTGATCCTTTTTTTGAAGGTTATTTAATAAATAACTTTGCGTAAACTAGAGTTTACATCACATTATTATATTGTCAAGTTTTGTCTAAACCCAACATCGTGACCTAACTTTACCCGTTTAGACACCTTGATACTAGCCAGTATAGACTTTCCCCCTGGCCTTATTGAGGATTTCTAACACGAACTTTTTGTTTGTAATGAGTAGTTTTAACTCACGATTACAAAATCGTGTGCTGTTTTGAGCCTGATGGGTAGTAACTAACCCTTTAACCAGGTTCTTGACAGTGCTTTTCCTTTAACCTGATGGAGATAACCTATGCGTAAAAACTCTGCACACGCGGTTGTTGCTGCGGCAGTGAACGCCAGCGTAGCATCAGGGGTACTTGCCAGCGTAGTTGCATCGGCAGAACTCAGTGTTGACAAAACTTTGGAGCTTTCAAGCTTTCATTGCTCGGATTGCTCCACGCGATTCGGCGCGATTGCAGGAACCAAGCCGTTTTGCATCACTTGTGGCTCTGAAGATGTTGAAGACCTGGAACAAGACAGCGACGCACCTGATGTACTTGATGACGATGAACAACTCACCGCTATCACTTGCGCCGTGTGTGGCACCCACAACATCATGAGGGACAGCGTTGTTGCAGCCCTAGATGGATACGCTCATTGCGTTCAGTGTGGTGCAGACCTGCCTTACGTACTCCCAGATGATGCGGCTGACGAAGATACCGCCGAATTGCCGACAGTTGACCCTTTGGGCACTGATGATGTTGCTGCGGGTGTTGACGACCAAAACAACGGTGTGGACACTTCGGTTCCTGATCCGGATGCGGTTGATAACAACTCGGCCCAAGATGCCCCTAAGCCTCAACCTGATGTTGATGCCAACAACACTGTTACTTCAGGTGATGAAATCACCGAAGACGACGTTGTTGAAGTGAACTTGGACAGCACTTTCGAAGAACAGCCTAATGATGAATTTGACGTTGTGGAAACAACTACAGACTCATGCTTGGCTCTTGTCAACGGTGTTCCTGTTGCAACTGCTTCCAGATCCAAAGTCGGTGCTTCTTACGGTTCCCCCGGTTGGATTCGTGCTGTGAAGCACACCGTTCGGGACAAAGGTCGTAAAGCTGCTTTTGCTACCTTCAAATTTGAGCCGTTGGTGATCCCGGTTGCTCTGAAGCCTATTGCACAAGCTCGCATTGACAAAATGTTGGCAACGAAAACGGCTGCTGTTGAAGCTTCAGTTAAAGATATGCGTGAAGACTACACGCAATGCTTGGCAATTGCTTTGGCTGGAATCAACAAAGGATTTTGGCGTCAAACGGCAAATGCTTTGAAGTCTGGATTGTTTGAAGAATTATCTGCTGCTGGTGTAAACAAGCCTGAGCAATTGATTGACCGAGTTTTTGCTCGTGATGGTCGTAGTTTTTTGCAGACCGTTACATCAAAAGCTGACGAACTCCGAACGCTTAGTTTGGCGGTTCGTAATGAATTGGCTCAGCAAGTGGAAGCATCTAATTACATGGCCGTTGCAACGGAAGATACAGATGACGAAGATGATGCTGATTCAATGGATGTTACAGCCCGCTTGCGTGGCCAAGGTATGCGTACCAAATCTGTAGCTAGTGTCCTAACCTCTGCCGCACCGTTGAAATCAACGTTGGCTGGTCGAAAACTTTTTTAATGTAACTGGAGATACTCATGCTTAATTTCGCACAGTCGAAAATTATGGATAGCACCGAGCGTCCTGTTGCCACCGGCTCGACCGTAACGGCAGAAGGCGCGGCTCTTGTCAATGATGCAGCCAATGGCGGTGTCAAACTGGCAACAGGTGCAGCTACCGATCAATTCGTCGGTGTTTCTCTCAGCCAGCAACTGACTCTGTTGAGTCTGCCTGCGGTTGAGGAAATCACCGTTCCTTCAACCAGCACTTACACCGTGACGTTGGCTCACACCCCGACGGGCGGCACACTGCTTGTTGAGTTGGCTGTTGCCGGTACTGATCTTGCTGCTGGCAACCCTGCAACTACTGCGATGGAATACAGTGTCTCTGGCGCTGTGCTTACCTTCAACGTTGCTCAAGCCGGTGCTGCTATTCGCGTTGCTTATCGCTACGCACCTACAACTGTTCAGGCTCGTACCATTCAAGGTGACGTTCCTCCTGGCGGTGCAGCTTCGCTGTCTATCGGCACAGTTGGTGTTATCACCAAGGGTGACATTATGACAACCGAATTTGACACAACTGTTAACTGGGGCACTGTTTCGGGCACTACGCCGATCAAACTCAGCAGCGGTGGACTGTTCACAATTGGCGGTTCGGGCGTTTCGGTGCCTGCCCATGTCACTAGTCTTCCGAGCGTGGATAGCCCTTTCCTGGGCCTCTACTTCTCGATCTAACTCAACAGAGTAACGGAGTAAATAAATGAAACACAATCCTTTCAAGGGTACAAAGTTCTCTACGCCTGTTGTGGCATCGGAACTTCGGTTTGGCACTCGCGGTGAACGTGCAATTGGCAACAACGGTGAAATGAATGCCGGTAGCAAAGTGGAGCTGATGCAAAACATCGCCAAGCTGCTTGAAGTTGCTGGCACTCAAGGCGTTGATTCGGATGCTGTTGCCCTCAAGCGTGAACAAGCTGGCCTGCGCCGCGAATTCGTGACTGCGGCTTTCAACAGTGCTGAAGCACACCAAGAACTTGGTGAACTCATGGGTGATGACCTGTATCAGGCCGGAAACCGTGAAGGCTTCATGCGCCGTTTCCTGTTGCGTCAGGAACTGAGCCAAGGTCAGCACCCGCAAGTGTGGATGCGTATGAAAAACGTCACGGCCAAGATCGCCTCTTCGCCTTCACGTATTCAAACGCAGCTGGTTCGCGACAACGTGATCTACCCGCCTGAGTTCACCATCAGCGCTCGTCCTTTCATTGAGAAACGTCTGTTGGATCAGTCCGTGTCAGATGTGCTTGATGAAAAGTATGTTGAGTCGCTGGAAGGCATCATGGTCGGTGAAGATCGCGTGATGTACAACCTGGCCAAATCAACGGTGGGCATCGAAAACAATCAAACTCAAACCGTGGGTTCTCTTGATCCTACAACTCTGAGCGTGATGCGTAACAATGTCACCCGCTTCAACATCCCGGCAACTGCCTGGTGGATTGCAAATGACATTTGGCAAGACATTGTGGGCAACAGCGGCTTCCAACAGATCATTGACCCTGTTAGTAAGTTTGAGTTGCTGAACACAGGTCTGCTGGGTCGCATCTTGGGCATGGACATTTATTCCGACGGTTATCGCCATCCTCAACATAAGGTTCTGTCGAAAGGCGAACACTTTGTGCTGGGCAAGGCTGAGAACCTGGGTCAGTATACTGATCGCGGCGGCATTGACAGCCAGCCTATCGACGGTGCAACTGAAGGCATTCCGGGCAAGGGCTGGTTCCTGAGCGAAAGCGTTTCGATTGCCTTAGTGAACGCCAGGGCCTGTGCATACGGTCGCAGGATTTGATGGGTTAATCTAGTAGAAAATTTGCTTGACGGATGGGACAGAGGCTTGATCACCTTTGCTTAGTGCCTTAAACACGAAGCTAACCATCTTGATAGTCTTGAGTAAGTCAAATTCATTTAAGGTGAATTATGTCAAACACTGAAATAGGTGTGCGTGGCTTCATAGCTATAACGCCTGAAGAATATAAAGCCAAATTACCAAGACGTGACTTACTCAAGACTATCAAAAAGCAGTTCGACACTAGAACTCGTTATACTACATAACCCAAAGGAACAATCATGCCCAAAGCAAAAACATACAACAAGTCCCTCGATCTTATGCTGGCCGCTGTGCTGGCTCAGAAAGAAGGCAAGCATCAACTGTGTGCCAAGTACATCGCTCAAGCTGGAGAAGACGACAGTTTCGACGATGCAATTGACCTGGTTGATGCTGTGAACCAAGAACCTGAAGAGGATGATGACTATACTGAGGAAGAAAGCCTTAGTTCAGTACTTGCATCCCTGGGTCGTCGCAAATCTGTCAAAGCCGGTGGTCGTCGCAAATCTGTCAAAGCAGGTGATGATGAGGAACTGGACTTGGATGAAGATGATGCTGAGGACGATTTGGAAATCGAAGGCACTGCCGACGACGAAGATGAATCTAGCGCCAGCGACATGGATCTTGATGACACCGAAGTCGTTGAAAGCCGGTTGGCTCGTGCTCGTCACAATCGTGCGGCTCTGGCTAAAATCACCGCTTCGGCAAAGTCTAAAGTTGCTGCAAAAGCCAAGGCTCGTAAGTAATTTCATTAACCAATTGAGGCCCTGTCCCTAGCCTGGGCCGGGGCCTTTTTTGTATGAACTTCGAACGCACTGTATTTGCCGGATTAGAACGCAAGATAAAAGAAGTGTATGGCACCGAACCTAGGTTCATAAGCCACGGCAATCGCTTGCGACTTGTGAGCTTTTTGAATAAAACAGCAGGTGGGTTGAACAACACGGGTGTTGCTGCCGACACTTTGAAGTATCCAATTCTGTTGTTGTTCTTGCGCTCTATAACTGCCAACCGAGAAAGCTATAACCGAGTGGCTTTGCAACGCCGTCCTTTGTACAGCGGTAGACTACAACAAGGTGGTTCATCAGAGCAATTGAGAGTACATAAATTTGTACCAACTACGTTTGATTTTGAATTCATTCACATAACACCTGATTTTTGGTCAATGATGGACTTCGCAAGCTTGTGTATACGCAACAACGCAGTGCAAGGACACTTAAGCTTTACAAGCGCTTATGACAGCCAGCCTATTGATGTTAGGGTGGAGGTTGATGATAATGTTGCAATTCCTGAAAAGGATTCCAGCATTGAACAAACTGATTGGTATGAAACAACAACTCGCCTCAAGGTGAATGCTTATGTGAGTGAGCCTCTAAGTTCAGTACTGGAACATCAAGTTACAAACATTCAAAATCTGAATGTGGTTGTCACAACACAACCAAATCAATAGACCAATTAGGAGGTTTTGTGAGTACAACTGGAATCATACGTAGCTTGTTGGTAGACTTGCGTTTGTATATTGCTGAAGGTATATCGCGTCGTAATTTAACTAGTAATCGTGATGCTTTTGAATCTGCAACTGGGTCATACTCGGAAAAAGTAATTGCATTAAGTGCAAGTATGCCAAGCGCTGAATCACTAACTTTGCTACCGAACAATACGGTTACTGTTTTAAGATGTAGCTCACCACTTGAAATCACTGTTGTACTAGCATCAGCTGGAGGAACTTTCACAACTAACATAACAAATTTGTTGGTCTTGAGTACCGAAATTGCCAGCTTGAGTGTGCGCAACACAAGTCTTGTGGCAAATGACTTAACATTAGTCCAAATTTAGGAGAACTAAATGGTTCAAAAATTACGTAACTTCGGAGCATATCCTGTTGTTGTACGTTTGGTTGATTCGTCGGGTGTAGAAGATAGTATTCAACTGCTTCCACGTAGTCACGCAACACTTGGTGCAAATCTATGTGTTGTAGGTCAGCTACCTGCTTCGGTTGTTGTTACAGATGATTCACCTGCGGCGCCCGTTGTTGTGGCAGAGCCTGAAGTAGTTCCGGTGGTTGAGAAAGTTGCGGCTGCTCATTCAACTTCAAATGAAACCACAGGCAAAGAAGGTAAAGAGCGTAAGCAGCAGAACGGCTAAACCCGATAGGTATTAAACTTATATCGTGGTTTAGATGCGTAATCAATACAAGGATTTATTATGCAACCACTTTTCAATCAATTAGGAGTTAACCATGGCAATTAGTACTTCATCAGGTGTATATGTGGTCGAAACCGACCTCAGTGACGTAATCCCTGCCCTCAGCAGTAGCATTGGTGCAATTGTTTTTGCATCCAAACGCGGCCCTGTGAACAAGCGTACATTTATCACAAATACCAAACAGTGGATCGACACTTTCGGTAAACCCAATTCTGCTGTGAGTTATGCTCATCACCAAGCAGTTCAATTCCTCACTGAAGCAAGTGCCTTGTGGGGCGTTCGTGTTGTGGGTTCAGGTGCAACTTACGGCACCGCAGTTTTTCAAAAGAAAACTGCTTCGGCTAGTGGATTGTTTGTTGCAGCAAATGCAACACCTAGCACAATGGATTTGGCCGCTGTTATCAACGGTTCAACTTTGGCTAGTGAGGAAAACCTTGCTGCCTTTTATGCAATTGGCCCCGGTGCTTATGCTTCAACTATTCAAGTTGAAATTGAAAGCAAAAACATGCTGCCCGTTGGTGTTGTTACCGCAACCAACAGTGCAAGCGGAGGCACACTTGCTGCTGCCAGCTATGCTTATGATGTGACTGCGGTGAATGCCTCAGGTGAAACCATCAGCGGCACAGGTGGTACAGTTGTTGTTGCATCAGGTACCACAAACTCAATCACCCTTGTTTGGGGTGCTGTTGTAGGTGCAACTCAATATCGCATCTACGGTCGCACTGCCGGTAGCAAGTTGTATCTTGGTACAACTACAACTCCTACCTTTGTAGACACGGGTGCTGTGACTCCAGCAGGTGCAACGGCCCCGGTTGCCTACACTGGCACCGATGAGTTTTATGTCAATGTGTATGACACCGAAGTCAGCGCCAGCAAGCCTGTTGAAAGTTACTTGTGTACTCTGAAGGCCAAGGTTGACGGTTTCGGTACGCAGATGGAACTTGAAGGACGTATCAATCCTTTCAGCCGATATATCCAAGTTCAGAACCGTGCAGATGGTTTCACGAACTCGGCATTTGTCACAAGCGTCGCAAAAACTTCACTCACTGGTGCTGCGGATGGTTCCGCTGTAACCAACAGTCAAATCAACTTGGGTTGGGAACTGTTCCGTGACCCAACCGAATGTTCTGTCAACATCTTGATCAACGGTGGCTACTCCGCATCGACTGTTCACGTGGCAATCGACAACATTGCTGCTGCCCGTCAAGATGCAATTGCTATCCTTGATATGCCAAGTGATCAGCAAACTGCACCTGCTGCAATGAGCTATCGTCAGACGTTGGGTCTCAATAGCAATTACTCGGCCATTTACACGCCGGACTTGTTGGTGCAAGACAACTACAATGGTGTAACTATCTATGTGCCGCCTGCTGGTCACATCGCTGCAATCTATGCGCGTACTGATCGTGTTGCTGAACCTTGGTACGCACCCGCAGGTTTATCCCGCGGTGCCCTGAGTGTGTTGGGTGTTCGCAACGTGTACACACAAGGTGAACGTGATTTGCTTCAAGCAAGCCAAATCAACTACGTGCGTCAGTTCCCGGCACAAGGTTACGCCGTGATGGAAGCTTACACACTGCAAACAAACTCCAGTGCTCTCAGCTTTATCCCGGTGCGTCGCATGTTGAATGTGATTGAAACTGCGGTGGGTCGTGCCCTGTTGTTTAAGCTGTGGGAACCTAATGATGACTTCGTGCGTCGTCAAATTGTAGGTATGGTCAGCGAGTACCTTACAACTATTCAGCAACGTCGGGGTCTTAATAAGTTCTCAGTTGTGGCCGATAGTTCCAATAACGGCCCGAGTTCTGTTGGACAAGGCACCTTGAACATAGATGTATATTTGGAGCCTACGCTTCCCGTAGCACGTATTAAACTTCAAATGGTGGTAACACGTTCTGGCATGGACTTCAAAGAGGCGGTATCATTAGCGGGCAGCCAATAGCATCCAGCTAGCATAGTAAATTCTTTGTTTCTTGTAAAGTACTAGGTTGAGAAAACCCAGGTCGAAAAGACGGCCATCCTGATTGATGCTCCTATCATTGATCTAGACCTGGGTGATCTTTGTTATAGGAGAACTATGAACACGAAAACACAAGACTGGATAGCTCAGGCTATCACAGTCCACGGAAAACGCTATGACTATAGCAAAGTAGTTTATGTAAACACAAAGCACAATGTATCTATAGGTTGTACAGTACATGGGTATTTTGAACAGCGTCCGTCTAATCACATTATGGGAAGTGGGTGTAGCAAGTGTTCGTTTGAAAGCAAGTATCTTTCATTGTCGGACTGGATAACTAAAGCAGGTGCCAAACATCCGGATAGATTTGACTACTCCAAAATCCTTGTGTTGAATTCTAGAACCGATTTGTTGACCATCCGATGCCGGGTACATAATACTTGGTTTAAGATAACAGCAGGCCGACATTTAGATACAGTTCATGGAGGATGTGTTGATTGCAGTGCCAAATCTCCCAGTAGAAGACAGACAACCGAGCATGTTATTGCAGCTTTTAAAACAGTACATGGAACTAGATACGATTACAGACATGTTGTGTATTCAGGTAGGGCCAATCCTGTAGTAATTGTATGCAGCCAGCACGGTGCATTCAAACAGAACTCTAGTGATCATAAACAGGGGCATGGTTGTCCTGAATGTGGTAAGGATAATATAGGAAACAAGCACCGTACCACACTTGCTGAAGCTATTGCTTGGGCAAAGCAAGGCATCGGTGATCAATATGATTTCAGTCTAAACACTGAATACACTGGCAATCAATATGACTATGCACAGTATGTTTGTCCAAAACACGGCCTTAAACAAGCACGGTGGTACAGCATTTGGGCAGGTCACGGTTGTGATAATTGCGGTGCTGGTTCACAACAAAGCAAGGCTGAAACTTGGTTGATCAGTTTTCTAGAAGGAAAGGGGCTAAAAGTTGTACCAAGTGCAAAAGGTGTTTTATCTGGTAGGCATTCGCTTGACCTGTACCTACCTGATGTAAAGCTGGCAATTGAGGTCAACGGTGTTTATTGGCATTCGGAACGTGCAGGCAAAGGTAAAGATTACCACATAACTAAAACTTTAGAGTGTAGGGATCAAGGCATTCAGTTGCTGCATTTGTGGGACTACGAGTTGAGAACGAAACGGCAACAAGTGTTAGCCTTGATTCGCAGTCGCCTTGGGTTAAACAACACGGTGGGTGCGCGTAACCTTGAACTTCGTGCGATTGACAATCATCAAGCCCGTCAGTTTTTGAATCAGTACCATCTGCAAGGACATGTTAATTGCACGGAAGCTTGGGCCCTATACAGCACGAAGCGTAAGCAACTTGCGGCGGTTATGACTTTCGGACCCAGCCGATTTGACCGAAAACACAGTTGGGAATTACTTAGATTTGCGAGTGTATCTGGATTAACTGTTCAAGGAGGCGCCAGCCGATTGTTAAAAGCTTTCGAACGAAACCATCCGCAACAAAGTCTAGTCAGTTACGCAGACATACGATATAGTCAAGGCAATGTTTACCGACAGCTAGGGTTTAACTTCGTCCACCGTAGCTCACCTGGTTACTTCTATAGCAAAGGAAGCGAAAATGGCTCTGATATAGTATCACGTTACAAAGCCCAAAAGCACAAACTTGCTAGTTGGTTACCGGAGTTTGACGCTAATTTAACTGAGGCAGCTAATATGTCAAACAACGGATACTACCGGGTTTGGGATTGCGGCAACTTAGTTTATACCAAATCTTATTGAAAGACCTTTATGTATACCTTAAAAAATATTACATCCAACGATGTAAGCGTTCCCTACGGAACCACAGGCATTGTGCTTGCGCCTCAAGGTTCAGCAACCAACATTGCACAACTCACGCCTGAAATGCTGGCAGCGCAAGCTGCTGGCTACATCAGCATCAGCGGAACCGAAGGCTCAACGGCCACTTCAGCAGTGACCCAGGTCACAAGCATTGTCACCGGAGTAACGCTGAATGCAGCCCGTGGTGTTATCACTACTTTTAGTGCAAGTGCCGCAGCTTTTGCAAGTCAGACATTTCGCGTGACCAACAGCTTTGCCGCTGCCGGTTCCAACATTCGTGCTTATGTTGTTGATTATGCAGGTGCCTTTACAACCAACGGTGTTCCCGTTGTCAGTGTTGACAATCGAGGTGCTGGTGGCTTTGACATTGTGGTCAGCAATGCGCATGGCACAAATGCTTTGTCAGGTGTTTTGAAAATCGGCTTCGAAATCGTCGCCTAACCCAGGAGTAAATTATGGCTCGAATTGGCTTACAAGAAGTGTCCGGACTTGTTGATCCGGTATCACAGTATCAGTTTGAACTGATCGTTCCCAACGTTCCGGGAGGCGGTGATGGTCGTAGTTTGGCTATCACTTGTCAAACAAACAGTCTCCCAGGTCAAAGTCTTGATCCGGTGAAAACAACCTTGCATGGAGTTGATCTCAACTTCAAAGGCCGCCCCATGTACACACAAACTCTGACTGCTCAGTTTCTGGTTGTTCGTGACCTCAAGATGAACATTGCTTTACGCAAGTGGATGAACTACGCACAGGACTTGAAAAAGAACACGGGTACTTACAAGACCCAATATTCTACTCAAGCAACCTTGCTGGTGTACGATGCTGCTCAAGTCGTTATTGACACAATTACTCTGTACGGTTTCTTCCCACAAACAATCGATGATCAAGCTGTTGATGGTAGCTCTAGTGCCCCTATCACACTGGGTGCAACGTTCAGTTACGATTACTTTGCCTACGCATCAGGTGAATAATTAAAGGTGGGTCGAAAAGGCTACGCCCTGCTTTTCAAAGCTAGACTCACACAAAATAAGGATTACTATGAAAACTTTAGAACGTATTGAAGCCCGCCTAATTGTAGAGGCTTCGGATAAGGCTAACCCAGCCCCTGTAGCCACCTTGAAACGTATGGCCGTTGTATTGAGTAAGCTTGGGGAAGTGATCACTTCCCCAACTGATGCTACAAGCATAGGTCTTGTCAGCACTACACTAAAGAAGTCGGAGTTGATTCCATCGTGTACTGAGGTTGGGTTTGTGTTTGCTGAGTCGGGATCAAGTAACTTAATCCCTTTCGTGTTCGCAGACGTAACTGGGTATCTCGTCTACCGCAGGATGAAACCTGGTAACCCTGCCAAGTACATATCCGGCTGTACCTTCAGCTTCATGTCTCTTTACGACGCACAAGCGGAGAAGGAAAGATCGGATAAATTCCATTCGGATTACGCGCAGGAAAAGCTTGATAAGCTTGCGATCTTCAAGACCAATATCAAGGTGTTCAAGCAACTAGGTGCCCCATTCACCCTGTTCGGTCATCTGCGTTTCAAGTACGCAGATCGAGATACACCTGAGGTGCGCAAGCTGCTGCAACGTAAGTTGAAAGCGCTGGGCGCGACGTATAACAAAGGCTGGAAACTTAAGGGACTTAACCTGGACATCGATTACCGCCGTTGCAGCATCTGGATGATTAGCCTCACCTCAGACAAGCTAGGCAAGTACCCAGGTATGGGGGTGCTGCCTATATCGAAGACAGGCCGCCTCGATGAAAAAGTCGGCGACACCTATCTGTGAACACATTGAAAACTCTTGAAGCCAGCTTGGATAAATTCACGGCTTACATTGACTCCTAGCCGGACCAACTTCTGAGTATGTGTTTGTTCCTAGATGCTTTAGAACGTGGTAAAATTTGAAATGAAACGCCTCCTACTAATAGGTCTGTTGTTGACCACACAAGTGACTGCGGCTGTGGACCCATTAGTAGAGGCCCGTATCTGCGGTGAACCTGTTCGTAATGCGGATGGAACTATCCGTCGTAGAGCAGATGTGATGTATGCGTTTCAAAAGCAGCATCCTTGCCCAGCAACAGGACTCAAAACAGGAGCCTGCCCTAATTGGGCAAAAGATCACGTTATTCCGCTGGCTTGCGGAGGATGTGATTCGGTCAACAACATGCAGTGGTTGCCGAATCCTATCAAGAGTGCTGCCGGAATTTGGCCCAAAGACAGATGGGAACGCAAGATCAATTGCAGTCCTCAACAACTTGTACCCTAATTATGAAAACTTTAAAACGTATTCAAGCACGGTTGGATGAAACTGCCGCTGTTCGCGTGGCAAAGATACTTAAAACTTTGGCCCCGTTGCTGACTAAATCCGGATTCAAGGTCAGTACTGACAATACAACAACTGGATCCAAAGTGCCTACAGCCTTTGAAGGCAATAGGGCGGTCAAAGACACGGTTGCCCTTTTGCAAACACTTGGGCTACAGAAAGATGCCAAGCAGTCAAAAGGTCAGGTGAACTTCACTACCGCAGACCGAGAGTTGGTTCAAGTACGTGTTGAAAACGGCAAAACGGTGGTGGTCACTGAGCCAGCTTACAAACCTTTATAAGTCCGGGTTTTGACCCAACATCAGGCCCGCTAATTTTAGGTTAGTCGGGCCTTTTTTGTTTAACACTGGTTGACTCCTATGCTAAAACAAGTACATGCCAGCACTGCAACTTCAAAGGCTTCGGAACCTTTGCCCCTCATGATCCAGCATTGGAACTACTGCAAGGCACACAATCGCCCCGTATTGCCCATTGCGGCAATTCAGCATCAGGCACACAGCACACAACCCACAGGATTTGTTCAAGGTTGGTCTACAAACAAGGCACAGGTCAAACGTTCCCTTGCCGAATACTTGAAAGAGTACCCCAAAGCTCAAGTTCGCCTTGTTGTTTTCAAACCACCTTCTAGGGATTAACATGAGTACATTTGACGACATACTGGCACAGAGTTCCGCGAGTTTGAATGCGCTGGGCAACAACCTGTACAACGCAGCACCAAAGATAGGCGGCATAGTTCAATCGGGTGTTTTTAATGCGGCCCAAAATGCAGCAAACAACAGTGGTTTAGGCAAAGCCTTAAACAAGCTGGGCATACCCCTGTTTCAAGGTCAGTTTGGATCAGGTGTTGCACCCGGCAGTTGGCTTGCCAGAGGATTGAGCCGCCCTGACCCGCTGATCAATCTTGATTGGCAAATTGAAATGCCTGACGGTCTTGATGCCAGTTACGTTGAGGAAATACAAGCAAGCATGGCTGACTTTGCCGTGAGTGAAGGTGTTTTCAAAGCTGGCACCCGACAATACTACGTGGGTGCCGAAGACATAGGCGCGTTGTCAATAACCTTTTACGAAGACAGGTTGATGACCGCCACACAGTATCTTCAAAGGTGGCGGAATCGCATTCGCAATTCCGACGGCACACGCAATTACCCCAGTCAGTACAAACGCACAATCCGAGTTTGGCCCACTGATGGGGCCGGTATCATTTTAGGTGAATTTGTGTATCAAGGCTGTTGGCCTTCAAAGATTCCCACAATTGCTTGGACTTCACAAGGCACGGCTCGTATCATGCACCAAGTTGACTTCAGTGTTGACAGCGTGGAAATCAACTTGCGTAGTGCTACAAACGGAACTGGGCTAAACGGAACTCCTGATCCACTGTTCGGCTCAATTGAGGACTTTGTTAATGGACTGCCTTTGCGTTTGACCAACAAAGCTCTAGGAGCAGCTACTACACAGATCACAAAATCAATCGGTAAGTTATTCGGGTAATTTTAGTTTGCAAGGTATTTTAACCAATGCAATTTTTCTTTGTTTTTAAACCACAAGGTATATAGTATGAAAGTCACACCCATCTTTGATCAGGCACCCAACACCACTGTTGCAACACACGGAGGTCGCTTGGGAAACCCTGTTGAGGCACCTCCGCAACCAGCTCAACCGCTGGCTTCTGTTGAAGTCCCTGCATCCAGTTTAGATAGCAACATGTTCAACGTCAGCAAGGAAATGCCCAGCGGCCTTGCCTTCTACCCATTTGACAGCTTGAGTGTGCGGCCTTTTGGCTTGCTTGAACACATCAAACTACGCCGAGCCGTTACCGAAGAGAATCTACGTCATCAAGTGGATGCTTTGAGCGCATGTCAAGATCACCCAGCCTTTGATCTGACTGTGGGTGACTTTCAGTTCTTGATGTACTGGCACCGTATCAATGACTTCAAACGCACTCCTTACACAGTTGAGTGGACTTGTGATGATGTTGATCATGTGCATTGCACTACTCCGGAGTATGCGGCTGATTATGCAAAGAATACAACGCCCGAACCTGATCTTGCTTTGTTACCACCACAGGAACCTGATAGCTTGCGCAACATCCACATGTTGACCCGTTCAAGCATGGATGTTGTGTTGATGCAATCCGAAGCTTGTGAAGCCTTTATGATGGACTTTGAAGACTTGTACGGACTCAAGTTGTTTCCGCCCATGATTCGTGACGTTGTGTTTGCGTTGGAAGAAGAAGACATTGACGTGGATTTGAAGAGCTTCAACCGCTATGCGGGTTTGTTGAATCCTCATGTACACGGCAACACGTTGGCCGAGCGCCGTCATGCTTTGTTGCTGTATACTCAGTCCAATCCAGGACTTGACATTATTCAAGACTTTGAACGCTGGGTCAAGATCAGTGATCATGGGGTGCGGGAACAAGTTGCAGTTGTTTGTAAAGGATGTGGATCAAAGCGGAGTTTAACTCTCCGTGTAGATCCATTCACGTTTTTTCCCTCTGTATGATGACAAAGGGTTAGAAAATATGCGAGCCAGTGTAGCCGCACACTATCATGTGTGGTTGCCTGACTCAACTAGTATTTTGCGACTTGTGTGGATGTATGACGCGGTTCAAGAAGACATACGCGAACGCAACAAGCAACAAGAAGCAGCCCAACGAATGCGTGGGCGTCACTAG